TCCAGAACATCAAAACAACGACCCGGACGAACCAACGCAGGATCTATGTCCTTGATGCTGGGCAGGTTGGTGCTAAAGATCATCTTTTTACCTTTGCTAGTAATTAGCCCGTCGCCAACGTTCAAGAATTTGTGCATGACATCGTTGCCATCGGATCTGCAACCCAAAAAGGTATCGGCATCTTCCAGGATCATGACGTTGTTCTGTCCTTCGACAAAGCGGGCAAAGATATAGTCCTTTTCCAGGATGCTGGCATCATAGCTAACCAGGGCATTGGTCTTGGTGTACTGCAACAGGCCACGAATAAAGCTGGTCTTGCCTGTACCAGGCGGGCCTAGCAACACCAGCACACTCGCCGAACTATCCATGTAATCATCATAGTACTCGAACAAATCCTTAGTGAGAAACGGATACATTTCAGGCAAGGGCTGCTTTTCATCGGTAATGGGTACAGTGGCACTGTTGCCATCCGAAGTATACATCCATTCAACAAAGCTCTTGGCAATGGTAAATTCTTCGCTGAGCTTCTTGCTCCAAGAGCCAACGAAATCTTTACCGCCTACGAACTTGACTCTGACCATGTTGGAGTCTGCACCATATTCCCAATAGCAATCGTCTGCAAAGAACACATAGCCATGATCTTCGCTCATGCTAAAGACACGCTTGGGTTCTTTGAGAGTCGAAATGAACTTTCTTACGGTACGAACATCGGTCAGCAAATAGATGCGTTCCAGCTCGACATCTTTGTTGGCTAAGAATCTTTTCTGCAGTATCTGACTGATAATAATATCGTCTACACTGCTGGCCGCCATGTGGAACGGACTATGGGCTAGATCATCAAACATATGCGGTCCTGGTATGTCATCGGTATAGTGTTGAGGCATAAGGCTGTCTTTGCGTTTGTTGCGTCTACGAGACAGTCCTCTGTAAAGATTTCCTCGTGTTTTCCTAAGGAAGTGGTCAATTTCTTGTTGAGTAGGCATTAGTAGTATCTGTGTTTAAAAGTCCAGTCCTGGATCTGTTCATCAGTAAATTCGAGTTCATGATCTCTGCAAAAGTTTTTAATCAAGGTATTAATGCCCGTATCGGTAAAGATACTGTTGTGCAGAGACATGTAACCAGCATTCAGTGCTGGTGCATAGCTCCCTTGATGGAAGCCAAATACATTGTATAAGGCATGTCTGTAAGAACCCCGATCATCGAGCTCAGCTTTGCATATCCTTCGAACAACTGCACAAAATAAATCAATCTGATCTTCTTCGGACAAATCGTTCCAAAGCTTTTCGCTGCGTTCTTGATCTTTGCGCATACTCTCTGCAAAGATATCTCTGAGTTCATCCAATTCACGAGCTTCGCTGGCTTTTTCATCGGCATCATAGATCTTGACATCCCAGCCCATGTGACCAGCATTGGGTATGAGTTCGTAGCTTACATTGGCTGCAGTAATTTCACCGGAACTGCGTTTGCTTTCTACGTGCAGACCCACCAGTAAATCTGGATCGTCAACATCGCCCATGCGGAATTCATAGATCGGTTTCATGATCTTCCTTCAAATCCTGATAGAATCGTTTTTCCTGAATGCTAAGTTCGCCACGTTTACGAGGACTGCTGCACAGCGGACAATCGGGCACACCGCAATCCAGCGCATGATGCTTGGCTAACTTGTGTGGCTCAGTAACCTTCATGCCCATGGCCGTAGCAATCTTAACTTGCTTTTTGATGGCATTTTCATCGCGATGTCTGCGCTGACTGTTCTTGATTTTGTCCTCTGTATGGCTCATAACAACTCCTATTTCATGACCGTGCTATGATCTGCAACATCCTTGTCTTCGCGAATCTCTACAAACACTGGCAAAAACAAACTTTCGGTATTGCCCTTTTTGTCCTGTATGCGTGCATTATATTTGATGCTAGCAATTTTGCCAACCACCGAAGGCTGAATCGAATCACGATCGGCATCGGTAAAACCCGTTCCAACATTGACAACAATTCTCCCATCTTCGGAACTAACTACTAAAGCTCCCAGACGATTGGCATTCTTGCCCGTGCCCAACTCCCAGCCAATGATGCGCATGTCAGCCTCGAGCTCGCCCTTGAACTTAATGCTGCCCTTGCTGCGCTTGTCTTCCCAGATGGCATTGCGATCCTTGAGTATGGTGCCTTCCTGACCTTCGGCTAAAAATCTTTCGAACATTCTGCGAGCCTCATAGTCATTGTTTACATATTCGGTAAACACCGGACTAATCAAATGACTTAATTGTCTGCTGGACTCTGAAAACTGCTTGTGGGCGCCCACGAGTCTAGTAAAGCGACTTTCGTAGGCTACTGAATAGATGCCCTGGACAAAATTTTCTACGGGTATGGCATCCCAGATGGTAGCACGAATCTGAGCAGCCTCTGACTTGCTTACTGTGCCCTTGACAGCCTTGTTGAGTATGCCGTTGCCAGTCTTGCGATCCAGAGGCCGACCTGCAGCATCTACTACCAGCAGTTCACCATCGAAAACATAGTCAGCACCATACTCCTTGGCCAGAGCAACAAAGGCCTTAGGAAACAGGTCATTGGGTATGCTGATTTCTTTGCCATTGCGGCTACGAAACTCTACGTTTTCACCACGGACGATCGCGTTAAAGCGCATGCCATCCAGCTTGAGCTGACAGATGCCTGGCCAGTCGAACCGGTCAATGAGTCGCTGGTCGTAGGCTGAAGCCAGCATGACGGGATAGGTTGGGATGTGCCCAGGTCTAATTTTGTTGATGGTTGCTTCGCTGACCCCACACTTGAGGTCCTTTGCAATGACTCGCTCAATAACCAGGCTGTCTGCTTCACTCACGTTCTCCAAAATGTATACAAGATGATCTATGCCTGCGTTGCCAGTGACTTCACGATTGCTGAGTCGACCCAGTTCTGTTAGGGCCTGGGCTAGGCTCAGCGTACCGGTCCGTGACTTGGTGTGCGCAGGAATTTTTTTGATGTAAAAATTTACAAAGGGATCGAGTGCCAATCGAGCCGCTTGCCAAAAATCTTGATTCTGGAGCTCGGACCGCAGAATGGCTTCTTTGGCCAGGCGACTATTGTCATTGGCTAATTTATCTAGGACGGTGTATACGGTATTCATTATGCAGTAAAATCCCAAGTTTGTGTACTTCGATCATGTTGCTTGCTTGACGTTCTTCTACAATGGTCGTACCATTCAGCACCTGTACGCGCCATTGTTGCTGATCAATGTCGAACCAACTGATGATCCTGTAGTCGGTGCTTGCTGTTGCGTTTGTAGACAAGTTTGTTCTCCACGGTGCGTGAATAACGCTGGCTCCATAGCTCCCGAGCCAAAGGGTTACGACGTTTGACTTTGCTTTTCATGACCATATTTATTACCTCATTCATACAGTGATTCTAGCAAATTCCAACCCTGATGTCAAGCACTTTCTTTTACTTGCAAATCAATGACTTACAGCTACGATTTCCGGCACACCGGCCATGGGGCAGTTTATGGGCACTGGACAGACATTGTTGGTCATGTCCTGCTGGCACGTAGGGCAACGTATGATTTCACGAAATTCTGGTACATCGACCCACGGATGTCGCAAACCAGAATTGCCTTGCTGGCGACTCTGTAGACGACCATTGAGCCATCTAAGTTCCATGATTCACCCAGGCATGTGCAGGATCGATCATGTGACCAACATCCCAGCGATGCTTGACATCAGGGTTCTGATCCATGACAGACTTCATGTAGTCTGTGACCTGATCCAGATTGCGAAATACACCCACCAGGGTGCGGTTACGTGGACGATTCATGCTATCCACAGTTGCCAGTGTAAGTATGTAGCGTTCCATGCTTAGAATTTCATGGTGTCGGTTGCGTGCATGCTGCTTAGATTGATGCCCCAGTCAGAACCCGAAGCCCAAGGACTGATCCTGCAGGCTGGGTCCAGATTATTGATGTTAATCTGTCCCTGAACCATGGGTTGAGCCAGATCCACGAAACGTTCCAGTTGCTGCTTGGCATCGGCTGCAGTATAAGCACTAAACTCCATGCTGTATTCATCGTTGATGCCATGTGCTTTGATGGTGTACTTCATGCTGCCTGTTCCTTCATGGTTGTGGTATTGGTGATGGTCTCATAGAGCGTTTCGAATTCTTCGTGCTCTTCACGTTCCTGTGTAAAGTTCTGACGATGGTAGACCTTGGCCATGCGACGAAAGGTCTTCTTGTTGAGACCAAAGTTTTCACAGGTATTGGCAATGGCTTCTTTGATGAGGTCACGCTCGGCTTCGATGCGTGTCATGCTGCCCGAAATTTCATCGAGCGCACCTTTGATGGCCTTGCGATCGGCCGGACTGCTGGGAATGGTCATTTTAACTCCTTCAAGAAAGACATGAAATTCATAAAATCAACGGGTTCAAACTTCAGTGCTGGTGTACCCATGGTGGTGGGTACTTCGGTCCAGGTCAGACCGAGATTTGCGGCAAACTCTGTTATGAGGTCGCGGGACCAGGCATCATAGGGCCAGATCTCGCAAAGATAGGGATTGGGACTGTACTGAGGCCGCATCAGCGCCTCATGCTAGAAATTTCTTTGGCTTCGGTATCGCTAAAGATGGGAACTGCGTTGCTCTTGTGCATGGTACCTATGCCTTTGATCTTGGTACCCGTATACACCGGAGCAGCTTTCTTGGCCGTTGTACCTAGACCTGTGTCCAGACTAGGTATGTGTGCATTGGTGGTACGTCCCGGTGGAGGAACGAGTTTGGGAAAGGGCCTAGTAAGTGGTCGACTAGTTGCAACTTTGCTGCGAGTCGCATCCACCAACGTTTTCCAACTTTGTTCAAGTTCTTCATGCTGTCGTTTCTGTTCTGCCGAAGCCCATTTGAATTTGCCCCGGCGCTTGCCTGTGGTAGTGAATTTAGGATGTTCCAGATGCATGGTCATAATATAGTCCCTTCTTCATGGTCACAGTACGTAGTATAGCACCTTTAGTGCAGGCTGTCAATAACCGTATTTACTTTTTCCGCTTTTTCGTTGAGCGCTTCGCAGATGAAGTGGGCATATCTTCGTTTGGCATCGATGTCGGTAAAATCTCCTCGGATGTCGAGGGTAACGTCGTGGGTAAAGTCTTCGGACATGACAAAGACGTCGTCTCCGTCGGTCCAGACATACCAGGGTCCGGTATCGATACCGGTGATGTAGTTGTAGTGCGTTTTCTTTTCCATGTTAGATCATAGTACATGCGTGGGAGATCTGCAACTGCAGTCATAAAGGGTCTGCTGTTACGGATGTTATTGGATGTCATTTCGGAGTTTGGTAAGAATTTCTAGAGCTGCTGGGCTGAGATATAACTTTACTGCAGGCTCTACATGTATGGGCTGATTGATGTTCCTGTAACTTTGGTTGGTGGGAACACCACCAACGCTGTTGACAAGTATGCCATCGGCCATGATATGAAAAGGATATCTAAAGGTCAAACTTGGAAATGCTACGTGAAGTGGAACGATTTTCATGTTTGAGCTTTCGGATATCCAATAACCTATGATTGAAATTGCGATCCGTGGGACCGTCAGAAACTACGGTCCAGTCAGACCGGCTAGCTGTTGTTGCAGGAGCTGCTTCTCCATTTCCGGAGTCAAACCAGCTACGGAGCCAGCCCCAGAATCCTTTTTTGCTTTGGCCTTGGGTTTAGGTTCCTTCTTGACCTTTTCCAGTGGCGGAATTTCTGCTAGAGTTTCGGGCAGAAGCGTAGGAAATGCTGCTCGGATTACTTCGGGCGTTATACTAGGGTACTTGTGTGTAAGTTTACGATCCTTGATCAACAGCACCAGTTCGGCTTCGGTGCTGTGTATGCCTTCCAGCATCTGAATGAACAGATTTTCACGTTTGGTGCGAGAAAGTTCGTTGGGTGTCAACCAGATGTAGAATCTTCGATATTCGGTGTACAGATTGGTCTCGGTATAACCCAAAGGACGTTCGACATCGTTTTTAAACGGTGGCGTTCCTTCGGGTAGATTAAAATTCAGAGCAGGGTTGAAGTTCATGTTCAAGATACCACGAAGCTGTGTGGTGTTATACTTTTGCAACACTGCGACTTTTTCTTCGTGTGTCTTGGCCTTCTCTACTTCTTCAAGCACCTGAGGTATGGTGGTCTTCATCAGAACTCCTCGATAACTTCCATCATGTTTTTCATTTTATGATGAACAAAATAATTGAACAATTTACTGCGATCTTTGTTGGGCAGACTTAGATAGGTCTGCAGGATACGTTGTTCTACATCTGCAGGAATAAAATTAAAATCCACCAGAGTCTGGTTACGAATCCACCGAGTCTGAAATTCCAGATCCTGTGGACGCTTGGCTGGATCGGTCCATTCGTCTATTTTTTTGCTGGTGATTGGACGTTGCCGAATGTTTTCGTATACACTTTCGTCGGGGCTAAGTACATTGGGGACTCCGTCTCCTTTGTCGCCACGGATCGTGTGTTCCAATAGAGCTCTCTCCGGCGTTGAGTCTGGGACCACAAATTTTTTCTGAGTTGGCGAAAACTGTTTGACATTCTTATATTTCTGCAGTTGTACAAAGTCATGATCTCCGCTGATGACCAAGAAAGGTTCGGGCTCATCGAACAGCGGATTGCCATTGCTGCTGGTCTGACTGTATTTAGCCATGACTGCAATGATGTCATCGGCTTCGGCTCCTTCGATCCACAGGACCTTGTAGGGGAAGAAGCTTTGGATTTCATCACGAATGGTATCCAGAGTGTCGAAGATGGCTTTCCAATCGAAGCCCGAATCTTCACGATCTTTTTTGCGATGCTTCTTGTAGAAAGGAAAAATCTCCTTGCGCCAGTAGTTTTTACTGTCACAGGCCAGCACCATTTCACCATAGGTATTACCAAATTTTTTCTTGTAGCCACGAATGCTGTTCAGGATCATGTGCCGAATCAATGGAACATTGATCTCAACATCGGTTCGGCCGCCGAGTTCGGCCATGAGATTGCTAATAGCAGTCTGACTGTAATCAATTACTATCACTTAGAGACTCCATAATTTCGTTATAAATTTCATCATTGGCTACGGATCGCAACCGGTCTATGAGTATGCTTTCCAGAGCCAAGATCTTGCTGGGCTTGTATCCAGCCATATGATAAGCTCTAAAGTAAAGTTTGTCAAGATCCAAATCCATGGCAATGCTATATTCTTCCAAGAAGTAGCGCCAGCTTTCGGTCATGGCATCTTCGGCACTGGGCACTCGACGTTTGATCTTTCTGAGGTGACTCAGAAACCTTAGCCGCATGCCTCCGGTGTTGGCCGTATTGCTCATGCCAACATAAAATGCTTCATTGTAGTCGTGTATGACATAAACGCCGCGACCGATGAGGCTGTTGATGTTGCCACGGCGATCGCAAAATCTGAACTCTACGTAGCTAGGTTCTGATATGTTCAGGTAACCGCAGATGTCTTGCACACTCTTGTCAATGAACGAAGGTCCAGCCAAGGTTGGGCCCATTATTTTATCACTCGTAGTATGATGCAATCTGCATTAACAATGCCATTGGGGTTGGCGGCTTTGGTGGTCAGGGCCTCCATGAATTTACGAAGCTGCACCTTGCCAGCGTTGAGAATTTCTTGTGTCTGGTCAGCAGGCTTGCGAAGGGTGCGCATGTCACTCATGTCGGGATCGTAATTCTGCAGCCTGGTTCCTTTGCACTGCAGACCCTGACCACTGTCGGTACGATACACACTTAGCTTCTTGGACTTGACATTATAAATCCAGGCCTGGCTGGCTCCAATGATTTCTACTGGGCTCACGCTGTTCAATTTAAGCTCGGCATGTTCCTTGAGATACTGGAGCTTGGCAACCTGCACCGTAGGCGGCTTAGCCTTCTTGGGACGAGGCTTGCGATTGGCCTGCTTGAATGCTGCGTACTTGTTCAATCCCTCGATCATGCCAGCCAGAAACTTGGCATAGTCCTTTTGATGTTTCTTTTTGAGATTGCTATAACCTTCAACCAGGTCCTTGTCCTTGGCTTCGATGACTTCAATGATTTCACGAAGCTTGTTCTTGAGGAACTGTTCGATCTTAGGAGCATAGGCCTTGGGTATTTCCTTGCCTTTGAGGTCTGCTTCGATGTCGAAGTCTTTGCCTTCTTTGAGGAAGTCATCCAGGGCACCTTCGATGTTGCCCAGATATTCGCGAGCCTTGGCATCCATGCTTTCCTGAATGCTGGGCCGCGGAGTGGCCTTGACTGCTACAACAACTTCATTGGCCTGAAGTTTGGCATAGACTCGCATGTAGTCACGAATCTTATTTACATGCAAGTCCGAAAGTACGGCACCACGCTGATGTATGCGACACAACCATCCAAAGGTGGGTGTTACCTCGCCTCGTGCCTTGTCAAAGCCTATGAGGCTTTCGGGCATGTGCTGCTTGATCCAGCTACGAGCAAACTTGGTGGCATCTTTGCGATCCTGTTCGGCATGATACCAGCTTAGAGCTCGCATGAGCTGAGTTTGGTAACCGGACTCGCCAGCCTTGATGGCGACGGCATTAGGCTCAATGTCAACCTTCTTGACCTTGCGGGGATCTGCTACTTTTTCAACCATTGCGCTCTCCAAGAGTATAACCTAGCACAAAACTAATCTGACGCACGCTATCGAATCTAAAGCTTCGGAAACTGTCCTTGTCCAGATCCCAGACACTAATGGCAGTGTTGCTGAGCTGTCGTTCGTCACGCTTGTCTGTGGCAGGCAAATACTTGTCCTGAAGCGAACAACGCATCTTTCTCAAAGTACCATCGCGTTTGGTGAATTCAATGTTGACAATTTCAGACCTGAGCAGG